ATAAGAGGAAGGATAAGTATTGGTTTGAAAAAACTTCGCGTAAATATAGTGATAAGGAAGTCGTAGATTTTCTTGTATCCAATTTCACTGCCACCGATAACCCACAGAACCTATGGATTGGGGAAATTATAAATTCTGGCGAAAGAAACTACGCCGAATGGATGAAACGACAACAGAGTTTGACATACTTGTTCAAAGAACAAAGCAGCGAATTGTTCTCGGAGAACGAATTAGAGAGTGTTTTCGACTGTTCGAAAGGTCATCCGCCCGTTCTAAAAATGTTCCTGGGCGGGAAAATTTCCCTAGAAACCCTGGTGATATATGATAAGATATTCCTGTTCGGGAATACGTTTGATAAGAAACTTGACGATCCTGTATGGGAAACCGTAAGTTTGAAATTAAAAAAATATATGCCATTCCTAAATATTGATGTGTTTAACTATAGAAAAATTTTACGGTCTATAATCAATGAGTAATTTTTTTGAATCTGATATTATTCAGGACGAATTGAAAGAAATTAATAAACTTCAAGAGGAAATTTACGGAAGTATTTTAACTTTTGGGGTAATGGATCGTGAGACTAAGATAAATCACATTGAGAAACTTCAAGTCTTGCTAGAAAAGCAGAGAGTGATGTATACTAGGTTATCTCTTTCGGACGACCCAAAAGCGGTTGAAATGAAAGAGAACCTACGCAAATCAGTTGTCCTGATGGGATTTCCATCAGAGACTGATATGCAAACTTTATTCAATAGTATGAACCAGACAATCGAATCCCTCAAAAAATATCTTGACAACTGAGGGAATCCTTGTTATACTATCCGAGTAAATCCCCCGAATCCAAACTATCCGAGGTATCTAACATGGCATTTGCCGATCTTAAAAAGCAATCTAAACTTGGTTCTTTGACTGCTAAATTAGTCAAAGAAGTAGAAAAAATGAATAATACTGGCAATTCCAGTGATGAGCGTGTATGGAAACTGGAATGTGATAAAAGTGGTAACGGTTATGCTGTTATTCGCTTCCTCCCCGCACCTGATGGTGAAGATCTTCCGTTTGTAAAGATTTATTCACACGCATTTCAAGGTCCTGGCGGTTGGTTAATCGATAATTGCCTGACCACTATCAATCAAAAGTGTCCTGTTTGTGAGCACAATTCTGGACTATGGAACAATGGAACTGATGCAGGTAAAGAAGTTGCTCGTAAACAAAAGCGTAAACTGACTTACGTCTCTAACATCTACGTTGTGAAGGATCCTGCAAATCCTGCTAATGAAGGTAAGGTATTCTTATTTAAGTATGGTAAGAAAATCTTTGATAAGATTACCGAAGCAATGCAACCTGAGTTTGAAGATGAGCAAGCAATTGATCCATTTGATTTCTGGCAAGGTGCTAACTTTAAACTGAAGGCAAAGAACGTTGCTGGTTATCGTAATTATGATTCCAGTGAATTTTCAAATCAAGGTGCTCTTCTGGATGACGATGATGCTATGGAAGCAATCTGGAAGAAACAGCATTCTCTTGCTGAATTCATCTCCCCAAGTGAATTTAAAACCTATGATGAACTGAAAAAGCGTATGGGTTCTGTTCTTGGAACTAAAACTTCTACTCGTATTGATGAAGAAGTTGAAGATGAAGAAGAGTACACTCGTGGTTCTTCTCGTGAACTCACTGAGGATCTTCGTCAAGAAATTAGTAACTTGAAACCAAGTCGTACTGCATCATCAAATGATGATGAGGACGATGACGCCCTCAGTTACTTTGCTCGTTTGGCAGAAGACTGATCAGGTGCTATAATGAGGGGAGTGAGACCTCCCCTCTTTTTTATGAAATCTGACTACCATATTGATAGGATTTCTAAGAAGGATGCTGAAGAACTTCTTCTAACCTATCACTATCTTAAAGATTATTCTAAGGGTTACAAATCAGGATATAATTATGGTTTGTTCCGAAAAAATGAGTTTTCTCCTTTGAATATTGGAGGACCAGTTGGAGTTTGTATTTTTACTGGACTTCCAGTACCAGAAGTGGCGCAAGGAGCATTTGGATTAGAAAGAAATGAACAAGAAGGACTCTTTGAACTTTCACGACTTTGCATACACCCTGAAACCCAACAATCAGAATATAATATCACTTCTTGGTTTGTTTCAAGAGCGATTAAACAGTTACGAAAGGATACTAAAGTTAAAGCAATCATCTCTTACGCTGATAACGATTTTCATACTGGCACAATCTATCGCGCTTGTAACTTTAAGTATTGTGGTCTTACAGAACCAAAAAAAGATTTTTACTATGCAGACGGAACTAAACACTCTCGTGGAAAAGTAAAAGGTGCTGAGGGAGAATGGCGTGAACGCTCCCGCAAGCACCGATATGTTATGACTTTTGATAAAAACCTTAAACTCTTATGGTCATAATATAGTATTTCTTGTATTTTCTGTCTTTATCAATGTTTCATTAACATACTCCGAGGACCTGTCATAGATTAAAGAAGTTCTCATATCTTTAATTACTTGTTTTAAATAACCAGGTTTAAGAACATATATTGTTCTTTTTTCATTATTTTTTCTAACTTCATATTCATAGTTACTTATTCCAACAACTGGTGGTGGACTAATATTTGATAATTTATTTTGTGGGTCTGGTATAGTAAAGTTTCCATCAACAACTTTTCCTGATGGAAGAATCAATCTATTTTCAGAATCTTTAACTTCGATAGTTTCGTAATGATGAATTTGATTTAAATTTGATCCATAGATTTCGAAACAGAAATCGTATAAGTCTTTATCTGATAAAGGCCATTGATCTCTTATGTTTGTTATTCCTGCACTAATCAATACTACCCAATCATACTCCGAACTATTATATAATTCTTTAGCAACTGTATCAGGTCTAGATCCATCTTTTATTTCATATTTGTTGAATAGTGTAAAAACATTTTGAAGATCATCTCTAAGTTTTGCTCTTCTGAACAAATTTTTAACAATTATATATTCATCAGAAGATAGTCTTGTATTTAATGGTGACTGATATTCTACGTTAGGAAGTTCTCTGAAATATGTCATTAGTAACCTACTCCTAGTTCACCTTCTCCTTGATTATAATCTTCAGCATATACAATAGATAATTCTTGAAAAGCAAGAGATAATTGTAAATGTACTGGGGTCGCATCTGAATATGTTGCGTATGTTCCCGATGCAGTATAATTAACTCCCATATTGACTAAGGCACATGGTTTGAATCGATGTAAGAATGGGTGTTCTTTTCCACCACTCATATATGACAATAGAAATACATTTGGTGATTTTATAAAAAATCCACCACCCGTAGATTCTGCAGATCCTTTACTTGCAGTCATATTTTGTTTGAATAGTCTAATTATCTTTTTAACCATATCAGATTCTGGTTTTGATCTGGGAATTAAATCATAAGAAAATTGAAATGGTGTTCTAATCGTAGTTCCACCAAATAAAAGTTCTACGTTTTGATTAACTACAGCACCTGTTGCTCTAGAAACTAGTTGATTGATATTTAATTCTCCACTGATTAATTGCTGTACTGCCAATCCTGCAAATGTTGCCGATGCTGCATTTTGCCCAGTTGCATCAGTAACAGCACCACCTATTTTATCAAGTGCTCCCTTCACAGCATTCAATCCAGTTTGGAGAGGTGTTCCAGATTTTATTACCTCCTGAGCACCAGACATTAATCCGCCGGAAACTGCATCTAAACTATTTTCTCCCCAACTCGTAGAATTAGAATCACTTATGTTTTGTGGTATCGGTAAAATAATAGTCTCTAATAATTTTTTATTATTTCTAATAGCCTGATCTGTAGTTCCTAAAGCAAATCCACTGCCAGATTGAGATAAACCAGGGGGTATGTATTCGACGATCTCTATCTTTAAATAATCGTCATTTATACCTATATTTTTTAATGGGTATCTTAATTGAGCCATTATTTTTTATAGTTATTTATCATCATCTTCTGATAAATTTTGCATAGGGTAATTGTCTTAGTGAATTAAATTCGTATAAAGATACTGGAAACAGAGGACTTGCTACTTCTGGATATGTATATTGTCTTATTTTTCCCCAATGATAATTGAATCCAAAAAATCCGTTCTCAGTTATGTCACCTGCAAGAATCAATGGATGTTGATCATATATGATTCCAGGTGTTTTTGCATAATAGATGAATGTGTAATATCCACCAGAACTAATGCTATTTGATTCATTATCTGATAAAGATTCTATAATTGCATCCATTAATTCTTCTGGAGTTTCACTACCATATAAACTATTAACTAATTTTTCTATCCTATTGTTGGGTCTATTTTGTAAATTTGGATTTGATCTTCGATAATCTATATCATTTTGAATTAAAGAAATTAATTTTTCTTTATTTAATTTCTCATACCCACCCGTTCTTCCAGATCCTTTTTCGGAAACATAATAAATTACATACGATTTTGCAATTTGAATTAATTCTTTTTTAGTATATTCGTTTAATGGTTTTTCGTGTCCTGTTAATGCCATTATTTGATACCTAGTTCATCTTCGGTTATTATTTTAAATTGCCATTGACGATCTTCACAAAATTCTTTAGCTGCTTTCCACTTTTCTTGATTTTTTACCCATTCAGTTACTTCAAAAATATATCCCTTTGTTTTCTTTTTTTGAACCTTTGGTTCTATAGTTTGTTTTTTTGGTTTTATTTCAATTATATATTTTTGAATTTTTCCATCACTTTGTCTCACTTTAACATAAAAATCTGGAAAATATTTGTGAATTTTTCCATCAAGTGGTGATCTATATGGAAGTGCTAGTTCTTCAGAACCCCACTCTAAAATATTTTCATTTAAGTCACAATAATTCATGAAACGTCTTTCCCACAAAGAACGATAAATGATATTAGTTGGATCTCCCTTATATTTTTTGGGATGTGATGGACTATATTTACCTTTGTATGACATCTAAATAGTTAATAATATAAACCTAATATAGGTATTTAGAGTGCCATATTCACGTAAAATATCCGATATTAAACCACTTTTTACAAATGTTGCTCAAACTTCCCACTATGAAGTTAAATTTGGTGGACTAAGTTCGGAATTATTATTTTATCTCTCACAAAGAGGAGTGGATGCGAGATTTATATATGAAGATTTGGGATTGCTTTGCTCATCAACAACTCTTCCAACATTTTCATTTGCATCTGGTGAAGTATATAATCATATAGGTGTTCAAGAAAAATTTGCACATTCAAAAATTTATGCTCCAATTAACATGGAGTTTTATGTTGATAAAAAATATAAAGTAATAAAATTTTTAGAGCATTGGATGGAATTTATGAGTAGTGGATCTCATAATCCAATAGATGGAATTTCTGGACCCATCAATCAGGGGCATGATGCATATTTTGTGAGAATGCAGTACCCATCATATTATAAGTCAAATTTTACTACTATAACAAAATTTGAGAGAGATTATAGGAGAGAACTTAACTATAATTTTATTGGACTTTTCCCAATAAGTGTCTCATCTATTCCAGTTTCATATAGTTCATCTAATGTTATGACTGTATCTGCATCATTTCAATATGAAAGATATGTTTGTGGAAAGATTAGTAGTCTTCCAATTTATCAAAATACTGATAATAATAAACAATCATCCACACCAAAACAATCGTCTACAGTAGATTCTTCAAAAAGATTAATACCTAGATCTCCTGGTTCAATACCTTCTAATGGAGTTGAATTATTTCCCTCCGATTTGACATTATATGAATCTTTATACGGCAAGAGGCAATAAATAAACATACCTGAATTTATGGGATTATTATGCCATTACCTGCCATTTCTACACCAACATATGAGTTGGAAATACCATCATTAAAAAAAAGCATTAAGTATAGACCTTTTTTAGTTAAAGAAGAAAAAATATTAATTATTGCGATGGAAAGTGAGGATTCAAATCAAATCGCTGAGGCAATAAAAACTGTTATCTCCAATTGTATTATAACTCGTGGAGTAAAGGTAGAGAATCTTTCAACATTTGATATAGAATATTTGTTTTTAAATATACGGGGAAAATCTGTAGGAGAGTCTGTAGATCTTTTAATTACATGTCCAGATGATGGAAAGACTCAGGTACCAGTTAGTATTAATATTGATGAAATTAATGTAGAAATTGGTGATGATCACTCTCGGGATATTCAACTTGATGGTAATTTATCGATTAGGATGAAATATCCTTCCATGAAAGAATTTGTGAAAACTAATTTTGCAAACGGTCAAGAAATTAGTGTTGATGATACATTTGAATTAATATGTTCATGTATTGAGCAAATTTATAATGAAGAGGAATCTTGGTCTGCTTCTGATTGTACAAAAAAAGAACTTATTGGATTTCTTGAGCAATTAACTTCAAATCAATTTAAGATGATTGAAAAGTTTTTTGAAACTATGCCAAAACTTTCCCATACAATAAAAGTTAGAAATCCAAACACTGATGTAGAGAGTGACATTGTAATTGAGGGATTGTCTAGTTTTTTCGCCTAGTTATGGCTCATGAATCTATTGAGTCATATTATAAAGTTAATTTTGCTCTCATTCAGCATCATAAATACTCTTTGACAGAGATAGAAAATATGATTCCTTGGGAAAGGGAAGTTTATATTTCCCTTCTTCAACAATATATTGAAGAGGAAAACCTAAAGAATAACGCTAATGGCTGAGGTTGATTTAAATTCAGTTGCTTCAAGTGGGGTAGATCCCATTACAGGATCTCCATTGTCTAAAGAAGTAAGACAGGCAATATTTAATAAAACGAGAATATCTGGCACTGCTTTTAATCGAGATAGTTTTATATCTCAGTATGTAAATGATAATAAGCAAAAATTAGAGTTAATACAAACTAATCAAGAGTCATTAATTGGTGTTAACACTCAAATTAACAATTTAAACCAGCAGATAGTAACTTTAAATGCTGGTCTTACTACTATTGCTCAATTACTCGAAAAAGATGCTGCTGGAGACCAAGCAAGACTAAATGCAGATCTGGAAAAAAATCGACGATATACTGAACAGGAAGTACGAGTAGGAAAAGAAAACGAAATTGAAAATAGAATCCAGGCAGCTCTTGTGGTACCAGTTCAAAAATTGGCACCAAAAGTTACTAACATGTTTGAAAATATTAAACGTTCTTTATTATTTTTATTTACCGGTTGGTTAACTAATGAAATAGTAAAATATTTTGATGCCCAAAATGAAGGTGATACTGATAAATTAACTGAAATTAAAAATAATATATTACAGAAACTGGGAATAGCGGGTGGAGTTTTATTTGCAATTAATGGTGGAATTGGATTAGCAATAAAGTTAATTGTAGGATTAACAGGTAAAATATTATCTCTTATTGGTAAAGTTATAACTGCTCCATTTGTATCAGGAATAAATGCAATTAGGCGGTTAGTTGGTGGCAATAAAAAACCAGTTCCTTCATCTTCTGCATCACCAAAGTCTTCTTCAACTCCAAAACCAACTTCTGGATTTTTTTCTAAGGCAACTTCTATTGCATCTAATGCATTTACTTTAGCCGCTGGAGGTATAGATTTTTTAGGTAGAAAATCAGAAGGACAAACTAATCTTCAGGCAGGCGCTGGAAGCGTGTCAAGTATGGCTGCTTCCAGCACTGCAATGAAAGTAACTTCTAAATTACCTCTTCCCGGAATTGTAAAATTTCCACTTACAATTGGTGCTGGTATGTTGGGTTGGGATATGGGGGGAAAATTATCCGATACTATGACTGGAGCGAATAATACTGAAAAATCCGAACCATCTACCACTTCTACTGCTGCAAATTCTACCACCACCACTTCTAATCCACCAAACCCAACTTCAAAACCATCTACCACTTCTACTGCTGCAAATTCTACCACCACCACTTCTAATCCACCAAACCCAACTTCAAATACAGTAACTCCTGTAACACCACCACTTTCAACACCACTAATAAAATCCCAAAGTTCTCAACCATCTCAGGAAACTAAGATAGAACCTCAAGAGAATTTGATGAAATCACAACCTTCCCTTGTAATACCTGAGGAAAAGGTTAAACAATATGAAAGAGCTTGGCAATACAAAGATAATCCTCTTGCTAGAGGGAAAATTGAAAGTGCTTGGTCAAAAATGAGTGATGATGATAAACAACAAGCAAAGCAATGGGCAGAATCAAAGGGGTATGATTGGAGTAAAATGCGGTTAGAGGAACCAAAAGTAACCACACAAACTAAAGAACCGGAAATTTCAGCAGTAACTAAAGAAGTTCCTAAAATTGATGTTTTACCAGAACCAAAACCAGATGTAATAGTTGCACAGCAACCACAACCAAAACAACAAGTATCTACTCAATCTCAACCAAATTATGATGAAAGTGTTACTGATGTTCCATTGATAAAATCGTCAAATCCAGATAATTTTTATATATTATATTCTCTTTTAAATTACAACGTGGTAATCTAAGATGGCAATATCAGATTCACTTAGATCATCGTTTAGATTTACTCAAAGTGCTAATAAATCTATTTCTTCAGCTAAAACAGAAATATTAAAATCCAATATTTCTGTCAATAAAATAAATCAAGTAATATCTAGTAATATAAAACTTAAGGAAACGATAGCATATAAGTCAAATATTTTAGATTTAAGACGTAGAGAAAATGAAAAAAGAAAAATTATAGAGGACAGAATCGAAGCATCTAAAGTTTCTACAAATACATTTAAAGCATCTGCATCTATGATTTCGAATAGTTCTGCAGGTCCTTTTCAAAGATTGCTTGGATTTTTGGGATTTATTACTGCTGGATGGCTTGTTGAAAATTTACCTACTATTATTTTTATAGGTAAAGAATTTATCTCTAGAGTCTATAAGATGGGATCTATAATCTCAAATTTTTTGGGAGGAATGATCACAATAGTACAACGATTTGGCACACTTCTTCATAGTGTGGGGTCGAATATTTTAAATTTGGATTTTACTGATCAATCCAATAGAGTAAGAACATCGCTTACTGAATTGAATGATGCGATAGAATCGGTAAACAGAGAAATACTGGAAGGATATGGTTTATTGACAACACCTTTGACTCAATCTATTGATACCGGTGAAGAGGCACCACTACCAGGTCAACCTGCACCAGATACTTTGTACCCTGAACCATATCAACCTGGAGAGACTAAAGAACCAGAAACTTCTGGTGGTAGAGTAAGTCCACAAGCAGTTTATTCATATTTAAGGCAAAAGGGAATTTCTCATGCCCATGCCATGGGTATTCTTGCAAACATTGAGGGAGAAAGTAAGTTTAGAGTTGGTGCAAAGAGTGGTGATGATGGTGGTGCTGGTGGTTTGTTCCAATGGAAGAAACCAAGAAGTGATAGAATGGCAGCAAATGTTCCAAACTGGCAGAGAAACTGGAAAGGGCAGTTAGACTATGCTCTAGTTGAGGATGCTGGTCCTGCATATTTGAAGACACAGTTTTCTTCACCAGAAGATGCGGCACAGTGGTGGATGGTAAAATGGGAGAGACCTTCCGAAAGAGTTAGAGGTGCAAGAAAACAGCAGCATAATGCATTTATTAGAAATTTTAAACCTAGTGGACAATCACAACCACCAAAAACACCAACACCAACACCAACACCACCAAGACCAGTATCTACTGGAACTATGAATCTAATACCACAAACCGGATCTGGTGGACTTATTCAGGGGGGATCTGGAAAAGGTGGTGAAACTACATATGCAACTCACTTTCATATAGATGCTAAAACTGCAAATCCAACTGCTCAACAGTTGGCAAATATTCGTGAAGTTGCTTTTAGAGCAGCAAAGGCAATGTTTGCTAGAGGGTCTTGGATTCATTTTGGTAATATTAAAAAAAATGCAGATAAAAATACCGACGATCAAAAATTAAAAGGTTTGATATCTGCAGAACAAAAAGCCCATGGTGCAAGAAGTAGTGCTGCTGTTGATATTCAAGAGCATAATCCAAATGTAAAACAAACTTTCCCATCTCAAGTAGGATCCGCAACTAAATTTCCGTTCGCTGTTGGTGAAGTTTATTATCGAGGTGGTTATGGTAGAGAAGCAGAAATTATCGGTACTGGTGGAATTACTGTATCGCATGGTGCCCCCGGATCAAAGGCAACTGAAGGTGTAAGTCAACAAAAAACATCTACTTTGTATCCAGTGGTAAAATCGCAAATACCACAATCAATAACTCCAGAAAGAAAGGGGCAGCAAATTGTTGTTGTTGATCCTCCAGCACCTACACCACAACAAGTGGTTTCGGCAACAATGCCAAAACCACAAAAACAAATACAGGGTCAATTTTTGAATGAACTTAATGTGTTAAATAGATTTATTAAACAAAAAATTCTACTAGATTTGTCTTATCTATAATGTCAACAAAACAATCCATATTCGAAGAGTTTTTTATAGAGTCTAATGATCGAAGTAGAACAGTTGACATTACTTCTGGTGTAATTTCTTTTGAATACTTTGAAGATATTTTTTCACCCACAATAACTGCAAAAGTTAAAGTAGTTAATACTGGAAATACAATATCATCAAAAGATAATCCAGATGGAAGTAAACAGTCTTTATATAATGGTCTTCCACTTCGTGGTGGTGAACGATTGGCGGTAAAAATTTCAGGAAATAGTAAAAATAATCCTGGACTAGATTTTTCAAAAAAATCTCAAGACTATTTTTATGTATCTAGTATTTCTGATGTCATTTCAGAAACTCAAAAAGAAAGTTTTACTTTGCATTTAGTCTCTAGAGAGGCAATTACTAATGAGACATCTAGAGTACCTAAAAAATATCCATCATCATCAAGTATTGATACTTCTGTTAGAAGTATTCTTTCCGATTATTTAAAAACTGACAAAATAGGTACAATTGATAAAACATCCAATAATTATGGATTTATTGGAAATATGCGGAAACCATTTACAGTTTTGGTGTGGTTAGCTTCAAAAGGAGTACCAGTATCTTCTGGAGATGGAACAGCAGGATTCTTATTTTATCAGACTAGGGATGGATTTCAATTTAGATCAATTGATGGATTAAATGATCAAGCGGCAAAGGCAACTTACACTCACAGTGAAGTTACAAATAATTATGACGATACTAATAAAGTTGATGATGACTTTAGAATTCTAAATTACTTAGTAGACAGAAATCAAAATCTAATTGAAAAATTAAGGATGGGGACATATTGTAGTCAAAGGTCTTATTTCAATCTTCTTAATTTTTCATTTACAAATAGTGTTTTTAAATTATCAGATTATTCAAAGAAGACTAATAATTTGGGGAGCGAATTGAAACTTCCAAAAATTTCAAATAGTTCTAATACTGGTCTTGGAGATGTACCAACAAGAATTATATCTCAAGTATTAGATATTGGTACTATGGAACAAGGTGTTTCTACTAAGGAAAATGCTGATCCTGGAAAATATCAATCTCAGGGATTGATGAGGTATAACGTGTTATTTACTCAATCTCTAGATGTTATGATTTCTTGCAACACTAATTTAAGAGCTGGTGATATTATCGAATGCAATTTTCCTAAAATTTCAGAATCTGATGCAAAAGAGTATGATCCAGAAACAAGTGGACTATATATGATAAAAGAATTATGTCATCATTTTGATGTCAATAGATCATATACATCTATGAAATTAGTTAGAGATACTTTTGGGAAAAAACAGCAAAAAAATAAATGATCGATCAAACATTAGTTAATAGTAATTTTGTAGGTAGAGATGGATTTAGATGGTGGATTGGGCAGGTACCACCAATAGAATCTAATGGTAAACAGTCTAGTGGTGGTGGATGGGGAAATCGCTGTAAAGTTCGTATTATGGGATATCATCCAGATAATCCTGTAGAACTTTCTAATGAAGACCTTCCTTGGGCTCAAGTGTTGTTGCCAACAACTTCTGGATCTGGGGCATCAAATTTAGCAGTCACCCAAAAAATTAGACCTGGAGATATAGTTTTTGGATTTTTTCTTGATGGTGATAACGGTCAACTTCCTGTTATTATGGGTTGTTTTGGAAGAACAGAAGGCGTCTCAACAAAAGAGTACAGTTCACCATTCACTCCTTTTACTGGATACACCAGCAATATTGATAAACCTAATGGGCAAGTATATCCAAGTGAAACTAATGAGCAAAATGCTAAATCACAAAAAAGTCCTAGAGATGTTCCTACTTCAGTTACTCAAAGATTAAATAATACCAAAAAGGGAAAAGATGAAATAACTTCTTATTCTGGAATTGGTAAAAAAATAGTTCTTGCAAATAGTTGTGATGATACTGCAGTTAAAGGTATAGTTTCTGAAGTTACAAATTTATTGGATAAATTTGAATCTGGATTAAACAAGGTAGCAAATTTTACAAGCGAAATAAATCGTTCGGTTGAAAAAATAGTAGGGATTGCTAATAATATTGTTGGTCAAATGTTTAATTCTTTGTTTAATAAGTTGATTCCAATTCTTCAAAAAGGATTGGATCTATTATACAAAAAAGTATATGCAGCAGTTTTGGCGGCAACAGGTAGTCCTATTGCCGCTCATTTGGCAGGTGTTGCTGCACAAACTGCAATGGTACCTCCTGTTAAACTTTTAGAAAAAGCAATTCCATGCGTTGCAGCAACAGTTGTAAATGGTCTTGCTGGAATGGTGAAGGATCTTCTTAAATCTGTTTTAAATAATGTTAAAAAGTTTGTTACTTGTGCTGGAACTCAATTTGCTGGTGCATTTATAAATGGAATCATTGATAAAATTCGTAGTGGTCTTTCTGGAGTGTTGGGTGGTGTAACTAAAATACTTAGCGCAGGATTTAATATTGTCAATATTCTTAGAAGTGGTATTGATATCATTAAATCTATAGGTGGTTTATTTGATTGCAACCAATCAAAGTCAAAGTGTCAGGGATTAATTAAAGAGTGGACTATAGGATGTGGTGCAAGAAGTAGCATTAATGAGAAATCATTATTTAAAGATATTGTAGGAGAACTAAATGCAACTAAATCAAACTTAAAAAATCTTGATTTTGATGTATTTAATGAAAAGAAAAAGAAAACTAAAAAAAATAAATCTTTAAAAGATTGTTATGTAGGATATCCAACCTCCTGTGATCCACCAAAAGTTAATATATTTGGTGGTGGGGGAGAAGGTGCAGAGGCATCGGTAATTTTGGGATCGTTTGCAAAAAATGAAATTGTTGATCCTGTTCTTGGTGGAGGTATAACCGCAAGTGTAATTGGAATCAAAATGAAGAAAAAGGGTAAGGGATATAGATACCCTCCTTTCGTAGAGATTGAAGATAATTGTAATCAAGGATATGGTGCTATTGCTAGATCTGTAATTAATGATGATGGAGAAATTGAAGACATTTATATTGTGTCTGTCGGAGAAAATTATCCAATAGGTAATATTGACCCATCATCCTCAATATCTACAGCAGACTTTACGGATTCTCCAATATATGGAGTATCTAGAGTAACTGTTGTTGATTCTGGATCGGGATATTCTAAGGGTGATTATGCTATCGATAACTATGGTAATAAGTATACTCTTAATATAGATGAAGATTTTGGAACCATAATTTCTGCAAACATAGAAGTTGGTATCCCATTATCAGAAAACATTGATGAAGAAAGAGAACTACCTAATGAAAATATAGTTCGTAGAACACCTACAATAAATACTAACGTAATAACTAGTGATTCGCCACCACCATCAATGAGAATCATATCTGAAACTGGAATTGGTGCAATATTAAAACCAATTGTTGGCGAAATTTCTACATCTCTGGAAGAAGAATCTCAAATAGGAGATCTGAAAATAATAGTTGATTGTGTGGAATAAAAAATGGCAGAAAGACCGAATTTAAATTGGGAATCTAGAAACATTTTTAGTCTAGGACCACAATTTAGAATTGAAAACAATAATCCTCAGATGGGATGTTCTGGGGAATCGGTGTATAATTTTTATTCAGTAACTGACAATAATGATGTTAATCTTTCTGGAATGACTGAAAGTGGTTTATATAGAATTTACAATGATCGTCAAATTGAAATTATAGCAGGTAATAAAGAAAAAAGTGATGGGGTTGATGTTGTAATTGCAGGCATGAATGGGGATGTTACCATTACCGCCATGCGAAATGGTTCTGTCAGAATTAAAGGTAAGAATATAATGATAGAATCTGATGAAGATGTTGATATTAAAGCCGGAAGAAACATCAGTCTTAATTCTGGATCAGGAAGAGTTGTTATGAAGGGAAATAAACTAGATCAGGATGGATTAACTGGAAATCTAGTGAAAAGTACTTTTGGAATGGACGTATTTTCAAAGAGTTTTGTTGGTGCTGATGTAGTTTCTGCAGCATTTGATATAGCAAAAACAAATGTAATAGGATTCTAATATGTCAGACGATATACAAGTATTTGGTCAAGAATCCTATTTTAACGAAAAAGTAACATTTTTTAAAAATATTACTGCACCAAATGTTCCCGAAAATTTACAATCGGGAAAATATCAAATTTCTAGTTTATGGGTTGAAGAAAATGAGATCTTAGAAGAAGGTCAACTCGGTGTAGAGTCTGATACAAATCAATTTAAATTTGGTGATGGTGAAACACCTTGGAATGATCTTCCTTATGCTTCTGGAGCAACTGGCCCTCAAGGAGTTCAAGGTGTTCAGGGGCATCAAAGTGCTCAAGGTGTTCAGGGAGTTCAAGGCCCTAGAGGATTATCTGGTGAGTTTGCTGGACAAGGTACTCAAGGACTTCAAGGACTCCAAGGTGCACAAGGACTTCAAGGACGCCAAGGTTCACAAGGACTTCAGGGAAATCAAGGACTCCAAGGTTCACAAGGACTTCAGGGAAATCAAGGACTCCAAGGTTCACAAGGACTTCAGGGAAATCAAGGACTTCAAGGAAATCAAGGACTTCAAGGAAATCAAGGACTCCAAGGTTTACAAGGATTTCAAGGACTTCAAGGACTCCAAGGTTTACAGGGACTTCAGGGAAATCAAGGACTCCAAGGTTTACAAGGATTTCAAGGACTTCAAGGACTTCAGGGAACATTAAGTAATTTCCAGGGTACTCAAGGACTTCAAGGACTTCAAGGTACTCAAGGAAATCAAGGAACCCAAGGAAATCAGGGACTTCAAGGACGCCAAGGTACTCAAGGACTCCAAGGATTCCAAGGACTCCAAGGACTCCAAGGACTTCAAGGACTTCAAGGACCTTTAAGTAATTTCCAAGGTACTCAAGGAAATCAAGGAACCCAAGGAAATCAGGGACTTCAAGGTGCACAAGGACGCCAAGGTTTACAAGGATCCTTAAGTAATTTCCAAGGCACTCAAGGAACTCAAGGAACTCAGGGTACACAAGGTCTTCAAGGTCGTCAGGGAAATCAAGGAGTTCAAGGTCATCAGAGTGCTCAAGGACGCCAAGGTGCTCAGGGAAGAATAGGTAATCAAGGAATTCAAGGATCCTTAAGTAATTTTCAAGGTGTACAAGGTCGTCAAGGTCCGCAAGGTCCACAAGGTCCACAAGGTCCACAAGGCAGGCAAGGATCTCAAGGTGCACAAGGACATCAAAGTGCTCAAGGACGCCAAGGTGCTCAGGGAAGACTAGGTAATCAAGGACCTCAAGGACCTCAAGGATCTCAAGGATCTCAAGGACCACAAGGAAGGCAAGGACCTCAAGGTGTTCAAGGATTTCAAGGAAATCAAGGACTTCAGGGAAATCAAGGACTTCAAGGAAATCAAGGACTTCAAGGAAATCAAGGACTTCAAGGAAATCAAGGACTCCAAGGTTCACAAGGACTTCAGGGAAATCAAGGACTTCAAGGAAATCAAGGACTCCAAGGTTTACAAGGATTTCAAGGACTTCAAGGACTCCAAGGTTTACAAGGACGCCAAGGTTCACAAGGACTTCAAGGACATCAAGGACTCCAAGGACTTCAAGGACTTCAAGGACTTCAAGGTTCTGGTTGGCAGGGTACTCAAGGTCTTCAAGGACATCAAGGACTTCAAGGACATCAAGGACTTCAAGGACGCCAGGGTACTCAAGGAAATCAAGGTGCTCAAGGACGCCAGGGTACTCAAGGAAATCAAGGACTTCAAGGTGGGGGTACCCAAGGAAATCAAGGACTCCAAGGACTTCAAGGACTTCAAGGACTTCAAGGATCTTTAAGTAATTTCCAAGGTACTCAAGGACTCCAAGGTTTACAAGGACTCCAAGGTTTACAAGGACGCCAAGGTGCTCAAGGACTTCAAGGATCTTTAAGTAATTTCCAAGGTACTCAAGGAACTCAAGGTGCTCAAGGACTTCAAGGACGCCAAGGTGCTCAAGGACTTCAAGGATCTTTAAGTAATTTCCAAGGTACTCAAGGCAATCTCAGTAATTTCCAAGGTACTCAAGGAAATCAAGGTGCTCAAGGAAATCAAGGACTTCAGGGAAATCAAGGACTTCAAGGTAGTCAAGGTAGACAAGGTACTCAGGGGACATTAAGTAATTTCCAAGGTACTCAAGGAAATCAAGGTGCTCAAGGACGCCAAGGTTCACAAGGAGCTCAGGGAAATCAAGGAGTTCAGGGGCGTCAGGGTGCTCAAGGTTCCCAAGGTCTTCAAAATGCTCAAGGTGCTCAAGGACTTCAAGGATCTTTAAGTAATTTCCAAGGTACTCAAGGTAATCAAGGTTCCCAAGGACTCCAATCTTCTCAAGGAAATCAAGGAGCTCAGGGAAATCAGGGACTTCAAGGAACATTAAGTAATTTCCAAGGTACTCAAGGACTTCAATCTTCTCAAGGTGTTCAAGGTCGTCAAGGAAATCAAGGAGTTCAGGGAAATCAAGGACTTCAAGGAAATCAAGGACTTCAAGGAAATCAAGGACTTCAAGGACTTCAAGGACTTCAAGGATCTTTAAGTAATTTCCAAGGTACTCAAGGAAATCAAGGTACTCAAGGCACTCAAGGAAATCAGGGAGTTCAGGGAAATCAAGGAACCCAAGGACTTCAAGGACTTCAAGGACGCCAAGGTACTCAAGGAGTCCAGGGAGTCCAGGGAGTCCAGGGTGTTCAAAGTTTTCAAGGAACTCAAGGAACTCAGGGTACACAAGGTCTTCAAGGTGTTGGATCTCAAGGACCTCAAGGTACCCAAGGTCTTCAAGGTCTCCAGGGTCTGCAAGGAGCACAGGGAACACAAGGTTTACAAGGAATACCTGGGTCTGGTTTAATTTTTGTTCAAGATAATAATACTACTGATAAAACATATTATCCATCATTCTTAGAACAAACAAGCGGAACAACAAATCTTGAATATGTTTCATCTGAAAAATTAGTATATAATCCTTCTTCTGGTAGTGTTGGAATCGGAACGAGTATAATAACAGAAACTTTAACAGTTGCTGGAACTACAACCGCAACAAAATATTTTGGTTCTGGTGATACTTTAGTTGGAATTGTCACTCAAATTGTTCCTGGTATTGGCATTGATATATTTGAAACTCAAATTCCCGGTAAAGGTAAAGTTGAAATTCAATCATATAAACCAGTTGGAAAAACTATTTACGTATCACAAAATGGTAATGATGATAATACTGGTTTAGCAGAAAACTATCCTAAGAAAACAATTAAAGCAGCAGCATCTGTTGCAGTGTTTGGAGATACTATTAAAGTATTCCCAGGTACTTATGTTGAAGATAATCCAATTGTTCTTGCCAAGACAGTTTCTATTGAAGGTACTGAACTTAGAAACTGTGTAATTACACCCAAGAACTTAGATCAAGATTTAATCTATGTAAATAATGGATGTCATATTACTGATTGTAGTTTTATTGGACCTGCAGTAACAAATGGTGCTGCTGTTGTTGCACTACAACCATTACTTGGAGTATCAACAGACAGATTCTTTGATGCTGCAAGAATGATTAGAATAAATCTTGATTATATTGCAAGAGAATCTGTAGGTTTCTTAACCAGTGGATTTAGTGGATTTGCTGGTAATCATAGAGAGCAAGATGCTGCAAGATTAATTGATTCGAATTTAAATTACATTGCTGCTGAAGCAGTTGGATTCCTAACATCACCCTCTGGATATAATTTTACACTTGGAATTAGTAGTTATACAAATTGCAAAGAAGATGTCGTTAGCATTATGCAGGCAGTGTCTTATGATCTAAAGGCAAATAGTAATCGTAAATCAATTGGTGCAGGTTATTCTTATTTCAGTAGTTCTGGTGGTTTAATTCATATTACTGGAGTTGGTGTTTCGGAAGCAACAATTGCTGCACTTGATTATGCTGCAGGTATTGCAACACATGTAATTAATAATTTAACCCCATCAATCTCATATCAGGGTGTTGGGAATAGCGTATCTCAGGTTAAGAATCTTTCGGTAATACAGGTTGAGGGTGGTTGTGTAGGTGTAGGAACGACAATTACTCAACTTGTAGGTATTGTTACTAGTATGATTGGTGCAGGTTCAACTAGTGGTGCTCCTGCAGTTAGATATGGAGTTACTTTAGAAAGTAATGACTGTGCTGATGATATTAAAGATGTCTGGAGAGGAATAATTTATGATATTACAAGAGGTGGTAATTCTAGATCAGTTACTTCAGGAAAAGCATACTACAATGAAGATTGGACATTGAAGAGTGGAATCCTTAAAAATCCAGGAGAAGTTCAGCAAACTATATCAACTTTTGACTATTCATTCAATATTGCAAGAGCAGTAATTAATAATTGTTCATGGGGTGGTTATCCTGTTGGGTTGGGAACTACAGTTGTAGATGCTGTTTTTGATGCTCAAACTGGTATTACAACAGTAACTGCAATTAATCATGGTCTATCTCAAAATGATCCAGTCAAAGTTCAGGGTCTTACTTATGCGTGTACTTCAGGATCTGCCGGTTTCCCTGTAGGAGTTGTAACTGCTTCTTATGATAGAATTACTGGAATTTCTACAGTTGAAACATCTTCCGCACTCCCAATTAAGTCTGGAGACAGAGTTAAACTTGAAGGATTAGTATTCCAATGTGATAGTGGTGGAGGACCTTCAACTGCAATTTATCCATCGGGAAATCTTGGATATGAATTTACAGTTCAAGATATTTTAGATAGAAAAACATTCACAGTAAATGTTGGAGTTTCTACATTAGATCATGATTATCAGTATGGTGGGCAAGTTTCTAAACTTTATACACCTATCTTTGGAATTTCAACTACATCTTATGATCGCACCACAGGTATTACAACTGTAACTGCGGTCGGGTTGGGAACAACTACGGGAGCACATTTGTTTATTGAACCTGGTAAAAAGATTAAATTAGAAAATCTTGTTTGGGAGTGTAATAGTGGCGGTGGACCCTCAACTGCATATTACCCATCAGGTAATCTTGGATATGACTTCACCGTAATTGCCACTACAGATAATCGTTATATTGATGCTTCAAACTTAATTCAAAGTAATAGAACTGAAATTATTGATAAATCACTTGCAGCAATTGCAATTTCTCATCCCGATTTCTATTATCCAAATGATGTTCAAACAACAAGGTTCTCTAGATTTAAGGACTCTTATCGTTTAATCCAACAAAACAGAACTGAGATTGTCAATAGTGCTTGGTCTGCAACTGTTTCCGAGTATCCTGGAATTTCTGCAACAGAAACCAAGTGTAAGCGCGATCTTGGGTATTTTGTTGATGCTATTTCGACTGATATCTTTACTGGCGGCAATTCTTATGTAATCGCGTTTGTAAAGCAATATTTTAATAATGGATCTCCAATTTCTAATGGTTTAGTTGGAGAAGAAACTGAATCAGTTTATGCTTTTAATCAGGCAAGAGATCTGATGAAGCAGGCAATTACAAACCAACTTACGATTCAGGATTTAACTCTTACTGCAGATCCATCCACTGGATCTAATACTGATCCTGATTCTTGTGCAAACGTTCAAAGTGCTTTAGATACTCTAACTTCTCTTGCCACGACAGTCATCTCTGCCGGTTCACTTTCTTCTCTCAATACAATTTACAATAATCCAGGTATCTTTGTTTCTGGTGAGAATAAGTGCCGTAGAGATATTGGATACATTGTAGACGCATTAATCAAGGATGTAAGATACGGAACCAATAAGTTTATTCGTGAGGCAACTAGAGCATACTTTAATAAAGATGGTACACCAATTTCTGGTGGATTGATTGGCGAAGAGGCGGAAAGTGTAACTGCATTTAATGCAGTACGCGATTATGCTAAGAAAGCAATTACTAATCAATTAAATGTTAAAGACCTGACAATTACTGCTGATCCTTTAACTGGTGATAATCAGGATGAAACTTCATGTGCTGATGTAAGAACAAATATTGATAATTTGATCGGAATTATTACAACTGTAATTACTGCAGGGAATCTTAGTTCTTATCCCGCACTCTACACATCAAATGTGGTTAAAGTAAATGTTGGAATTTCAACATTAGATCATACTTATGTTGAAGGTGGTACACTTACTTCCAATTATACGACAAATACATTCCCAGATGGAACATTTAATTATATTTTCCCAGTTAAATCTGTAGTTGGACCAAATACATTTGAGTTTGTTGGTGGTAGAACAGTTCTTCCTCACACTTATGTTTCTGGTGGAACCGTTCAAAAGTACGAGAACTTCCAGAATGAGTTCTTACAAGTAAAAGATCTGGCGATGCAACCAGATCCTTATACAGGATTTAATAATGTTATTAATTCTTGTGCTGATGTGACTTCCGCCATGAAGGTTTGTGTTGGTGTTGTAACAACAATTGTTGGTCTTGGATCTACTGCATTTTCAACTATTGGATTTAACACCACATACCCCGGAAATAGAGGAAATGGATTTGATACACTTGCAGGAGTTTCAAGTGCCGTTTATGAAAATACTTCCGGAAAAACTACAATTAAGACCCTAGGATTCACTCCAAAAGTCGGTGATTTAATTGAAATTAGAGATCTTATATTCTCGTGTTCTTCTGGAGGTCCAACATCAACTCAGAAATTCCCATCAGGATATTATGGATATGAGTTTTATGTGACCAAAGTCAATTCTGATAATTCCTTTGATGTTTATACTGGAATCTCTACAATTTCACATAATTATGTTTCTGGCGGGTATGTAATTAACAGGACGATTCCAGTTTCTGAAGCAGAATATAGTAATACCACAGGTATTGTAACTATAACAGCACCTGGAATTAATTTAAGAAGCGGCGACTTTGTAACTTTAAGAGACTTAGAATTTGCCTGTTCAAGTGGTGCTGCAACAACAACCATATTCCCAACTGGAAACAATGGATACGTATTCAGTGTTTTATCCGCAGATAATACCACTGGTGAATTTTCTGTTAATGTGGGAACTACTGGAATTGGTCATACCTATGTTGTTGGTGGCGTTGTAATTCCACCATATTCTAAAGGTGTTGGTAATATTGTACAAGGTCCTTATATTAGAAACTGCACCAATTTTATTCCAGATAGTATCGGAATGAGAATTGATGGATTTGAGGCAGAACCCGGTGATTTGCCAGATATTGGTGTTACTGGAACTATGAGTGTTGATTCTTATACCCAATACAATCAAGGTGGCATCGGAGTTTCTATTACAAATGGTGCATATGCTCAGTTGGTTTCTATCTTCACTATTTGTGATGATATTGCAATCTTTACTGCATCTGGTGGGCAATGCGACTTAACAAACTCCAACTCTTCCTTTGGTAGATTGGGTCTTGTTGCTGATGGAGTTGGCGATGAAACATCAAAATCAATTTACAGATACACTGGAGTTACCAATGCTGATGCTGAAGTAGAACAAGACACTATTGTGGTAAGTGGTATAGGTTCTTATCGTCCATACGATGGTCAAGCACTTTATTTTGGAGAACTTTATTTCACTGTACAAACAATCAATGTAACTAATGGTGGATCTGGATACACATCACCACCAGTAGTTGTAGTATCATCTCCAGAAGGTCCAAATGGTATTATATGTGAAGCATCTTCAAATATAGATGGAAATGGGCGAGTAACATCTATTGATATTATAAGTGGTGGTAGTCAATATTTAAATCCACCATCCATTGAATTGGTAGGTGGTGGTGGATCTGGAGCAATTGCAAGTGCAGATATGTATCCATTATATTATTCCATTGAAAGTGCTACTTTACCTAGCGCAGGAATCACGACTATCGTTCTTAATCAGAATCTAAATAATACAGTTAGTGTGGGAACAACAGTTTACTTTAGTAGAGTAAGTTTACAAATTACATCATCCCATTCATTTGAGTGGGTTGGTGCTGGTAATAATATTTTCCAAGCAAAACCTGCATTAGGTGGTGTTGTCATTCAAGAAAATGAAGTTGTAATGTTAAATGGTGGGCAAGTTGTTTACACAAGCACGGACCAAGCAGGTAATTTTAAAATTGGTGATCAATTTACAATTAATCAACTTACAGGAACAATTAGCGGAAGAGCATTTAGTCAAAGTCTGTTAAATACAGTAACACCTCTTATTCTTGCACTAAGTTAAATGGCAGTAGTAGCACTTAATAAATTTAGATCGATTAGGGTAGGGATAACTACTGAAAACGTTGGTATATATACTTGTCCAATTGGGGTAGCATCTATTATTATTTTATCACAAGTAACTAATGTTTCTTCTGGTGTAGCCTTGAGTACATATACAGTAACCGCATATCATTCTCGCTCAACTGAAAGTCCTTCAGATTATGCATTTGCTAAAGATTTTCCAATTCCACCAAATGATGGTGCTAATTTAGTTTCTGATGGAAGACTTGCATTAGAAACATCGGATGTTATTAAAATTAGTGCTAATGAAAATGGTGTTTTGGAACTTATTCTTAGTGTATTAGAAACTGCAAAACAATAATTTTAAAATAATATGGCAAAATATAATTCTGGAAGAGTAAGAAGATTTGATCAAACGGGTATAACTTCCGATAGATATGATTTTTTAGGATTAGAGCAAGCTGAACCAGATTTAGGTGATCCTATTGTAGGAGTATCTTCTACTGGTGTAAATCCTGTTCCTGCGGGAGAACAGTATGTTTTAGTTGCTGTTGATGGGAATATTGGTAAAAGATATTGGGTTAAATCTACCGATCAACAAGGTGCAGGTATTCAAGGTGCTCAAGGCACTCAAGGAGCATTAAGTAATTTTCAGGGTACTCAAGGTAATCAAGGTAATCAAGGTACTCAAGGTGCTCAAGGACTTCAAGGACTTCAAGGACTTCAGGGTTCATTAAGTAATTTTCAAGGCACACAAGGCAATCAGGGAATCCAAGGACTTCAAGGACTTCAAGGACTTCAGGGAAATCAGGGACTTCAAGGACTTCAAGGACTTCAAGGACGCCAAGGTTCTCAAGCAACTCAAGGATCTCAGGGTGTTCAGGGATCACTAAGTAATTTCCAAGGTACTCAAGGAAATCAAGGACTTAGTGTTCAGGGATCCCAGGGAACACAAGGATCTCAAGGATTGCAAGGAAATACTGGAGCCGGTGATCAAGGTACACAAGGAATCCAAGGTTCTCAAGGTTCTCAAGGTTCTCAAGGAGTTCAAGGTGAAAGTGGTTCTCAGGGAACACAAGGACTTCAGGGTGTTGGTTCTCAAGGACCTCAAGGTTCTCAGGGTAATCAAGGTGTTGGTTCTCAAGGTCCTCAAGGTTCTCAAGGTACTCAAGGATTTTCTGGTGTTGCTGGAGAAAAGGGTGATCAAGGAACTCAAGGACTTCAGGGACTTCAAGGTGATCAAGGAACTCAAGGAAAACATGGAACACAAGGATCATTAAGTAATTTCCAAGGAACCCAAGGACGCCAGGGTATTCAGGGGCAACAGGGTCCTCAAGGTGTTCAGGGTGTTCAGGGATTTTTAAGTAATTTCCAAGGAACACAAGGAAGTGGTTCGCAAGGTACTCAGGGTACTCAGGGTATTCAGGGTGTTCAGGGATTTTTAAGTAATTTCCAAGGTACTCAAGGTCGTCAAGGTACTCAAGGTCGTCAAGGTACTCAAGGTTTACAGGGATCTCAGGGTGTTGGATCACAAGGTCCTCAAGGTGTTCAAGGATCTGGAGATCAAGGTGCTCAGGGAGTCCAGGGTGGTGGTACTCAAGGAAATCAAGGTACTCAAGGATTTTCGGGAGCAACTGGCAATAAAGGAGATCAAGGTGCTCAAGGACTTCAGGGACTTCAGGGGCACCAAGGACGCCAAGGTGCTCAGGGATTAAGTAATCAGGGTCCTCAAGGAAGTCAGGGAACTCAAGCTTCAAGAGGATCACAAGGATTTCAAGGTGTTTCTGGTCAACAAGGAGATAAAGGAGATCAAGGTGTTCAAGGTCTTCAAGGATATAGTGTTCAGGGTGGACAAGGATCTCAAGGACGCCAAGGTCTTCAAGGAGCACCTGGAATATCTGGTGATAGTATTCAAGGTACTCAAGGACTCCAAGGTCTTCAATCTACTCAAGGACTCCAAGGACCACCAGGACCATCTGGGACTGGTGGTGGTACTCTTTCTTTTGCAATTTTAGATGCTGGACAATCTACTGTAAATGATCTATCCTACGTAACTGCTACAACATCAGGATCTGCATCTTTTACAATATCACATACTACTAATATACCATCTACATCTCCAATATTTGACTTTAGTCTGGCATCGCCAGCATACAGATATGTAAGAACAAGATCAAAAGTATATTTAAAATCTCTTAAAACTTTATATTTTTCTGTTACTAAAAACTCTTCTACTAACGATACATTATATTTCCAATATTCAACTACTGGATCATCTTGGTCCACTCTTATAACTATACCTTATAATGATATTACTTCATCAGTCTGGAGAGATTATAGTGTAGATGTTCAGTCTTTACCATCATCAATTTTAAATCATGGTGCAATTTATTTAAGATTTTATCAAAGTGAAACATCGTTAATACTAAATGAAGATTCTTGGGCAGTAACATCGCTTATTTTTGATGATTATCTCGAAATTCCAACAGAAAGTAATGATAGTGGAAATTTCCCAAGTTCTTTGGCAGTTTTTGATATTCAGAGTGCAAATTTAGGTACTAACTCTAGATTAACAACACCTGCAAGTGTCAGTTCTATGCCCACTAGCACGGAAGTGCCATCAACTACTCCAATCATTGTTTTTGGTGATAGTGGTGTTGCAGGATCATCTAATAGATATGCAACTTCTCAGAATAGAGTTTATTTAAATACGGTTGATAAAATATATTTCTATGTCTCTAAAGGTGGAACTTGGGGTAATGCACCAGAAGACTTCGCTGATGATGATTTAGCACTAGAATATTCGACTAATAATAGTTCTTGGTCTACTTTACGTACTATAACGCCCGGGGAACTC